ATCGCCACGGTCTAGGTTGTTAGAAGCAGCCTGAACCACCTTAACTCGCAGTTCCTCTGGCATCATCGCAGTCTCAACCTGAGTTTGTTGGGCATTTGCAGCTCTTTCAGCTGTCTGAGCCTGCAACAGAGCCAACTGAGCCTGTGCTGTCTGCATTGCAAGCATTTGTTGGGTCATCTGGAGCTGTTGTTGCTCGGGGTTAGGTTGTGCCATACGATCCAAACCAGCCAACATCTCATTCTTGTTGCTGAGTGAGCTATTCTGGACGATACCCTTCAAGATCACAGGCAAAACAGGGGTATCAGGGCCTAAAGTCTGCAACAGAGCGATAAACTGCTGTTGTTCGTACTCACGTGCCATGATGCCCAAGGTAGCTGTAGGCACGAAGTTCATGTCCACTGAGGGGTAACGCTCAGGATCGAACTGCATGTAACGGAAAGCAGCCTTCTTGATGAATGGGATCAGGAAGTCCTCTTGGAAGTTGGTCAGGGTACGCTTGTACTTCTTGATAATAGAAGCCATAGCTGCCGACATACCAGCCCCACCAGCGTCACGAGCAACCTGAGACACCATACCCTGAGAGTCCAAGGTTCCAGTAGCCTGCAACAGCATACGCTCGAAGGCTTGAGCAGTGGTCATGTTGTTACCGTCTGTCTGACCGAACTTGAACGGCTGGAGGATCTCGTTGGGATTACCATTGGTCAGGATTGCCTTACCGGGGCGAACCTCGAACTTAGCACCACGGGGCAGACGAGTAGCGTCAATACCGATCATAGGGGCTGTGGTCAAGGCCAGAGAGTCCAAATGGCTACGCATCTGAGCGTCAATAGCCTTTTGCATGTTGTAGGCCTTCTCGACTGTGCCACGGCCTAGGATACGGTTAGGAACTGTATCGTCTTGGTACAGGACAACAGGACGATCCTTCATCATGTAAGGATTCTCTTCAGCCTTGAGGAGAGTAGAGTCGTTGACAATCACGACAATAGCTTCCACCATGTCTGTGTACTCATCAGCGTCACTCTCTTCAGGGAACAAGTCCATCATCTCTTCTTTGTCACCCATCTCCATGAGGTATTCACGGGGGACTAGACCGTAGTAGGTCAAGAGCTTAACTTTGTCAGTCTGGTACTGGGTGTCTTCCTGAGTAACTTCCAAGTCCTCAGTGTCGTACATAGGGCCAACATTGACTTTACGGTAGATACCGTCTTCGATACCCTTGACAACCTTGTGTAAGCCAACGTACTTCTCAATAGCTACACCCAAGCAGTCATCCACCGATGTACCGTTAGGGTCAAACAGGAAGTTCTTAGGGTTGACAGGCATGATCTTGACTGCTGTACGGTCACGCTCTTGTACGCCAATGGCTGCTTGACCAATAACACCGGGGATAGGCTGGGTAGCAGGAACGTACTCTTTCTCAGTCTTGACGATGATCTCACCAATGCCAGTACCGTAGATCTCAGCCATCAACTCAATCTGGTCGATAGCCTTACGGATCTTGTCTTTCTTGAAGTCATCCATCAACTGAGCTTTGATCTGGTTGACATCCAACTCAGTACCATTTACATCGGTTACGTCATCCTCAATGTCGAAGAAGTCTCCGTTACCGAAGATAGCTTCCATGATCTCAGCGTGACGAGTCTCCACTGCTTGCTGGGTGGCAGGAGAGATAATGCGTGAACGCTCAGAATCACGAGTCTTGTCCTCAGAAGCCCAGATACCACGGAAGATACGCTCGTATTCGTCCCACAGCTCAAGGTAGTTTGTGTCTCTCCAATCACGCCAGTTGTCGCACTGACCAACAACAAAAGAGACTAGATCTTTGTCAGCCTCTGTTGGTTCCTCGAACTCTGGTGCGCCGTTTTCGTTCTCTTTATAATTTTCCATGTAGTTCCTTGTTATCCTCATCACCACTTAACCTTGTCAGCCCAGTAAGCAGCTGACATACGGCCTTTGTCGATGTTCTTAGCGTGTCTAGCCTTGAAGGACTTGTTACGTGCTGTACCTTCAGGAGAGCCTGTCACGCCTTGCTGACCGAACCTGATAAGCTTTACTTCGTCACCTTCACGAGCCAAGACAGCATGACTCTTAGTTGGGTGTTTAGGTGTACGTTTAGGCTTGTTGTAGCCTTCAAACTCTTCAGTGCCTCTTTTTACTGTCATAGTCAATATCCACTTATAGGGTCAAGTACTTCGTAATCGTCTTCATAGTAATCTGTATTATAACTGGTTACAGCGAGCTGGTCAATGTAAGACAAACTATCTATTAAGTCATCGTGAACGCCAGCTGTAGGGAACATCAGGAATTGATCAATGAACTCCTTCCAGTCACTCTTATCAAGCTTATCGTTCAGGGTAATCCTGCCGTGTTCAAACCTACCTTGTAAAGACCAAACAACCCTGTCAGTCTTCTTCTTGTTCCCGTGTGTCAGGTCTGTCACATGACAGTACACATTGTTCTTCCTCATCAAGTCATTGAGGTAAGGCTGAACTGCGTTCTTCAAAGCTCCTCGTTCAATTCCAACAGCAATGGGCTGATGGTCACGCACAGCCATAAGAATCCTACTAGCAGTTTCACGAATGTCCCAACGTCCATGAATGATGTCCTTGATCCACCAGTTACCGTTGTCCTCTACCTTAACGATTGAGATGGCACTTTCGTCTAGTCTTTTCTTGGCAGCACCTGCATTTTTAGCTACATCCTCAAAACCAGCCAAGTCAATCGCTATCACATACGACCCGTAAGCAGGCTCAGGAGCAAATTTAATCCAGTCCTCCTTGAACACCTCCTGCCCTGCATTGTCAAAACTGGCTAGAAATTCAGCCTTAAACGCAAAAGAACTTAATGTCCTCTGGGCTGATTCAATTTCTTTTGGGTCAATCGTGGGGTTATCAAAAGTAGTCTTATGCCACGCTCCCCAATCAGGATCCCCACTTTCTAACGCATACTGGTAAAGATCATATAACCAGTTACGGCCTGAAGGTGAGCTAATAAACCAAGCCTCGCCTTTTAAGTCGGACAAAGCTGGACGAATACTTTCTGCCCAAATCTTGTTATCTTTAATAAAAGCAGCTTCGTCAATAACGGCAAAGAACAGCTTTAAGCCCCGTAGGGTGTCAGGATTCTCAGCGGATCTTAGGTGAATCTTAACATTATTCACCAAAGTTATGTCCATTGAGTTTATGTGGGATGACTTAATCACCTCACGGCCTTGCTCAAGAATAGCGTCCCAAGCGATCTGACGGGTCTGAGCCTGTGTAGGGCCAACATACAAAACGGCTGATCCCGGAGGGGCTTCTAAACCAGCCGCAATAATTTTCTTAATAGAAAGATTGGATTTACCTGTCCGTCGCCCAGCAACAATAACTTTGAACCGTTGCTTTGCCTGCCAAACTTCAATTTGCCAAGGGAGCAAAGACCAATTAAGATTCGCCATCTTGGTCTTCCTCAGTATACTCTTTTATTTCAATATCCGTGATGTCCTCAACGGTTTCAACTGTCGGAGCTCCCAAAGAACTAATGTTAATACTGATCTGTGGGGTTCCTCCTGCTGACTTAGTAGCTTCAAAGGCAGACACAGGCACAATACGATCTACAATCAACTTCCACGCAGCAGCTTGGTTCTTGTGGTCATCGTTAAGGGCTGCATCGTAGATAGCCTCTAGGACTTTAGCTGACTTAGGACTGTTTAACATCCTAGCCTTGTATTCATTGATAATAGCTGTATCCCCTTTGGGACGACCTAAGACACCCTTGTTCTTAGTCTTCTTGGCTACAATCTCACCCTTCTTGGGTCTACCTGCCTTACGCTTAACTTCTGGCTCACGCTCACGCTCATTAAGGATAGACTTGGCTTCCTTGACTAAGGCTTCTTCGCTTGGATGATAATCTACTGTTTCTACTGCTTTTGGTTCCATCTTTGTCCTTATAGGAGATGTTTTCTTGTTGTTAATTAATTGTGGTAGGCCCACTCCTTGTTTCCAGCAAGCCTCGTCTTACCATCACATGCTTTCAGGATACTGGCTCCCCAGATACCCGTACGTCTTTCTGCTTCCCTTGCTGAGTGAAAGACCTGCCCTGTAGTAAGACAAACAACAGGGGTATTCTTATTCTTAGACCAAACATCAAACCTAACTTCTTTAAGAGTTTTATTTTTCATCAAGGTTCTCTACTTTAAAGTATGTTTAACGTCAATTTACTTAGGTTTAAGGTATCTTTAATAGTAGTATTACTTTAATAGTGTATTTTCTTATAAAGTATTATTACTTATAAAGTGTATTAACTTCTTCGGCCTCCTGTGACCTTATTAGTACTTTAGTTAACTACTTAGATTCATCCCTAGTGATCTTCATAGAATATTATAACTATCCACACTCTATCAGACTTTTAGTCATTTGTCAAGCTTTTTCTTCAATTATTTTCAATTATTTTACATTTCATTGGTCTAGACACCCATCCTACCCCTACTTCATAGCCCCTTGTGGGCACTTTAGAGACTCTCACAAGGCCCTATGTCAGCCCCTCGTGGACGGATTCCTTTGGTCTTTACTACTGGATTCCCGTAGTTAACCACCACTATTTCCCACAGCCTAACCTGTCCCCAATTTATCTGTAGCTAACTTCGTTGATTTTACTTCATTTTTTACTATCTGTAGTCATCTTTTTAATTACACTCTTTTGTGTACTTTAGAGGCTCCAGCAAAAGTAACACCAAAGTCCCTACCCCTCCCCCCTATGATGTTCCACGTGAAACAAGTTACTGACCAGTCAGTCATTAAAGTTATCCACAGCTTATCCACAGAGGCCAATATAGTTATAAAACATAACTAAGTTATCCACAGGAACTATAGTGCATGTCATTGTAGGTGCTATTTAGCACTACCATGTGCACTATAATGCATGTCAGATATTAGGGTAAACACCTAGTCCAGAAGTTATCCACAGCTTGACTGTATAACCTGTTGATAAGTGCTGAGTTATCCACAGACTAACCAACTTGGTGCATGAAAGTACACCAAAACAGTGCATCATGCACTAAAATGAACCACTTTGGTGCATCAATAATGTATACAAAAGGTTACAGTTAGTGTGACTTACTGGTGAATAGTTTACATTGTATTTGTAATTGTAATACTTGAGTATTAATAAATCAAGGCTGGCATGGTACGTGCAATATATCATACGTCAACCGACAAACAACTCACCTAGTACGGGGGAAACAATGCAAGACTTATCTGTAAACATGAACGTTGCCAAAGCTCGCACAATGCTTGGTATGGTATCCGGCGATACTTACGTTGACCGCAACATTCTCTTAGAGGATGACGGGTTCTGTACAATGCTCACACAGTGCGCACACAATGACACAATAGAATCTGGTGTCGCAAAACTCACCCAATACGTCAACAACAATTTCTGAACACAAGAGGGCTAATATCATGCAAAATCGAATCATTAAGGCACATCGTGCCGTAGACTTTACAATTTACGCTTTGGGCTTTGTCGCCCTTATCATTGTGTGGCTTACGGCGTAAGGGGATAAAACCATGTCACAATTCAAAACCGCTAGTCCATATACAGAGCATTGTTTTAACCCTCATGGCCTAAAAAACTATGATGCGGTCTTAGAGTGTGAAATGCGTGAAAACGGCTTTGCCTCTTATGATTTGACTGTGTTGGACTTCAACACACACTATCAAGTTGCTCACGGTTCTCACATTGAGCCGTTTATCTTTAAGACCACAAAAGAGGCTAAACAATGGCTTTTAGACTGGTATGAACTAAACAAACAAAAAGCCGCATAAGCGCTAGAATAACACCTATAAAGCCTCTACAATGGGGCTTTAT